AAATTAGCTCCTCTTAACATTAATGGTGGTGGAGGAGAGATTAAAGTATCTAAATTAATACTAAAAGCATATGGGCTTACTTTTTCTTCAACTACCCATAAATCTGCTTTTTCAATAATATTATCTGGTAGAGGGTCATAAAGTTTAAATAGGATCTCATACCCAGCATCTATTTTATCTAAAGCTATGTTTACCGTTATAACTTGAGTATTTAAACCAAAGTTAACAAGATAATTAATAAAATAAGGAGATGAATTTATTTCATCTATTAAACTATTAGCAATAGTTTCTATTTCTTCATTTGATTTAGAAGTAGAAGCTATACTAATTTCTGTTCTATCAGCTGATATTCTTTTTAAGAAAAATGTATCATCAGGTGAACCTACTTTATTTTTAAAGAAATTATATTGTGTTCTAAATTCACCTGATCTATACCCAGAATCTTGTAAATCTTTTACAGGATCGATTTCAATAGAGGTAAATGAAGAACCGGTATCCGGTGTATTAGAGTTTAATGTTCCTAAATCACTATTTGTTATTTGATTTTCTGAGTTAGGAGCAGGAGTAAATGCTGGGGTTAAACCTGAATCTGTTGGAAGTTTAAATTTACTGTAAGCGTAATCTAATCCTAATAATGAAGCCCCACTAACATCGTATATAAAATATTCTATATAATCTGTATCAGGATCAAAATAGTTTTGAATTTCTTGTACTCCAATTAATCTAATATCATCTATTGAGTATCTACTGACAATATCAGTATCTGTTATATTTCCTATTATCTGAATATTATTGGCCATTTCTACCCGATGTTAATGTCTGTATTGTTTGTTGTGCTGTTAAAACTTCTTGTCTTAAAGTAGTTATTTCTGCTAGTAACGCCTGAACGTCATCTGTGTTTAAATTAATTCCTAAATATTCCGCTTCTTTTTCTAAGATAAATCTATGAGAATCTGCATCTCCTTCTTTAGGAATTTGAAAAAATAATTGTTCATATAACGTAAAAAAATCCTCTAATGTAAAACTAAGAGTATCTTCTCCTTGTGTAGTATCAATTAATTGAGAAAATTGAGTATCTACTACTTTAGGAAAATTATCTTTGTCAAATATCTGTTTTTGTATAGGTATTTTAGACATTATCTTATAACTTTAAAATAATAATCTTGGTTTAAAACTAAAACTTCTTTATTAGACAATACTGTTTTAACTAGTAATTGATAATAACGTTCTGGTTGTAATCCATTCATATAAACATCAAAATAATTGCCTTGTGAATCAGCACTTATTTTTGTATAATTAGTGTCGAAATCTACAATAATTTCTTCAGTATCCAAATCTTTTATTGACCAATATGAAGAAGAAGGTAATATTTTATTATTCAAATATACGGAAGCAGTTTGGAAAGTCCTAGTAGGAAATTTATCTCTTACATTTACTCTAAAACGTTGTACTGAGTCTTGCTGATATTCGCTCTGATTATTTGTTATAGTAGCTACTATTAAATCAGATGTGATTTGCGTTAATGAACTACTATAAACTGAGTCATTCCAACGAATTTCTAAACAAGGTGGGTATATAGTATGAGTCTCTGCTGAAAAGTATTTAGTTTCAAATTTAGAAGCAGTGGTAAATTCTATAGAATTTGAATGTAAGGATTGGCTAGTTTCATATGACCCAGTAAACCATAATCCACCACCTGAATTAGAACCTGTGTATGAACCTGTTGTTCCTGCTGGGAATCCTATGCCAAACCATGTACTTCCACTTATTTCATCTCTATATTTCCAACTAACACCATCAGTAGTTATGGGTGAATCAGCTAATTTACCAGTACCCACATTCCAACTTCCGGATATAGGATAACCATATATTGTATAATCTAATGGAATTTCACTAGCATATGCTAGATATAGTTTTAGGTAGGCATCATACGTGCTTCCTGAAATTTTATTGCTTATTACGTCTGTAATTTCGCTTTGTGGAAATTTTAATAACAAACGTGATACCTCATTGGTACTTGTTATTGTGTAAAATGTACTTAATTCTAATATTTCATCTAATCCTGAATTAAGACTATTATAATATGAATACAACGTGGCGCTTTTTTCAGGAAATATTTTATAAACTGCCATAAATATAGTTTTTATACATATAAATATGGCAGTTATAAATTTTTATTTATATATCGTAATTATCTATAAAATCAGGATATTCTTCCTCTATTACTTCCATAATTTGGTCACTTAGTTAGCTTTTAAAGAAGCAATTACTTTACGATTTTCTTGTATACGTTTTATATTTTTTAAAACGTTTTTTCTGTTGCGTTTTTTAGGTTGACTTTTCATTACTTAATATCAGCACTTTCAATTAAAGTATAAGTAAATGATGGGCCATGGATTTTAGCTGCTTCACGAGCAATAACCATGAATGCTTCAAAATCAGCTGCTTTTTTAAACACTTGACATCCTTCAGACCAGTTTTCTACATAAGTAGAATCAACACCTGCTTTATGAATATTAATACCAAAAATACCTTCTTGTATTTTAGTTTCATCATAAGTCATGTCTTTGTTTGCATCACGATAAACTTTAACTGGTTTAGCTTGTTTTAAAGCCTCATATTTACCTTGGTGTAAACCTAAAGTGTGTGAACCACGATATTGTCCTTCAACTAAACGAGCAACACCTGCTGCGTTGTGAAATTCTTTTACACCTTTAGTACCTGGATCAGTTGTGCACTGCCATTGTTTAAATACCCAGTTACCACCTACTTTGTAAGATACAGTCATTGTATCATCAAATACGTTTGTAACTTTGTTACCTGTTGCTGAGTTACGAACACCAACAATATTTAGATCGTAATCTTTAGTTCCTTCGAACCATACATAACCTTTTGCTTTTACAGCTGCTTCGATTTGTTCTTTTGTGTATGCCATAATTATAAGATTTATTTTCCTATAAATATGGTATATACATGTTTTATTCAAAAATTACTTTCATCTCGTAATTCTTAATTTCTTGACGACCAAAATCACTATTGAAAACAACTCTCATAAAAATAGTAGCAGTATCCCCAATCATTTCATCATCTAAAAATATATTAATTCCCGGTTGATACGTGTACTTACTGTAAACTGCTAATATTGTACGAGCATATGGTTTTTCCCATCCTGTGAATTTTTTAGGTATTTGATATCCAACAATATTAGTGGGAGACATAAAATCAGATAAACCAGCCATTGTGTAAGTACGTGTCCCAACAGGAATTGGATCTTTAAAACGCTTATCCGTGTATAGTCCTAAAAATGAATATACTGGGTATCTATATCTAACTGTGTCAAACAATACAAAATAATCCGAATCAAAACCTACTTCAATTAATGGAACTTCATTGATTACGTATTTTGGAATTAATTCTGATAGTTCTCCTCTTATTGTAAAGTAATTTAATCCAATATATTTTATATGGTGATATCCATTTAAATCAATTGAATCTTCTCCAGGACCTGAAATGTAAAAGAAGCCTTCACAGTTTCCATTTAAACAAGGGTAAGGCCCTTTTTCTTCTTCATCTTCTGGTTTAACACAAGAAAATAAACTAATGCTTAGTAAAGCAAATAAAATAATTTTTTTCATAACCTTTTTTTGTAAACATAAGAAGAGGACTTTGCCCTCCTCATATTTAAAGTATTACTACTCTTCCTTGTATGTCTGTATTAGGGTATCTAATCTCAAAAATAGAAGGATCTAATGAAGGATAAATAACTCCATTACTTGTAGCTCCAGGAATATCATATCCATATAAAGAATAAGTAGCTCCTGTTGAATCTTGTTTATTTATTATTTCAACCTTTACTACTGACTGTACACCTCTTACTCTTAATAATTTAGATGTTATTTCAGATAATATAATAGGTTGATTAATTTGCCATTTATCTATATTAAAATGATCTTGTAATGTTGATATACAGTTACTAATTACTTCGTTATTATTAGAACCAGCGGCGGTAGTGATATCAAAATTAACACCTATATTAATATAAAATGCATCTTTAATATTAATAGCATCAGTTGTCATTCTGTACTCATTAATATAAGTAACTAAATTATTTTTTAAATTACTGGTTGCGTTGATTAATTGCTTGCTAGAATTATATGCTAGAACGTGCATATCTAATGCTAGTGAATTAGGTGTATTACCACTATTATCTGATGATAATGGTTGAGTGGCATATACTTTAGCTATACTTCCGTATTCTGAAGGTAAAGATAAGGCTCTTACTATGTAGTCTGTTTTAGTTACAGCTCTCATTTGAGATGAATAAGCATATAAAGCATTATTTCTAATTTCTTCAACTTGATCTCCATCTCTACCACCAGTAGCAGGAGCAGGATTATTACTAACCACGCTTTGTAACACTTGGGTAGGTAAACCTATACCTGGTGGAGTTCCATTCTTAAAATATACTCCAGCGGTATCTATACGTGTTAAATCATTTGATGGTACGTTTGATGTTATACCACCACCAACTAAATATCTAACTTGTAGTGTAGTATTAGATGGAGCTAAACCATATTCTCTAGTAAAAAATACAGATGCTTTATTATAGTTATTAGACAAATCCGAAATTCCAGGAACTAATCCTAATTGAATATTATCTGGTGTAGGAATAATATTAGTATCAGAAGTATTAGATATTCCAGCTCCAAACTCTAGTTGTACTGTATTATCAGATAATAATCTAGATACAAATCGTCTTGGGGTTCTTTGTAGTTGTAATAAATAAGGAACTTGAGAAGCATCTGATCCGGTATTGGCTATCTTTTGGTATACTGTTCCTTGAGCTAGATAAGGTACTTCATACCATTGGTTACTATCACTTCCTGTTACGTCTAAAATTTGTAATATATTAGTATCAGTTAAAGTAACAGTTTGAAATTTTTGTGGTGTGGTAAAAGTAGAAGTAGAAGTTTTTATTTCAGCTGATATAGCTTTAACTGTTTTTTTAATTAAAAAGAAATTACTATCTACAAAACTTACCTCAGCTCCTGTTAAATCAGTAAAGTCTACCGCTTCAGTTGTTATAAAATTTATTCCGGTAGAGGTTGAAGTTATATTTGTATTAGCTGGGATTATTAAACCATATACTGTATTATTAGGTACAGTTTCTCCTGTTACTACATTTATAGTAGAAGGCATTATTTGATATACATCTAAGTCAACAGAAGAAGCATATGATGCTTTAGGTCTATATCCCATAACATAAGACATGGCATATAAATTTTCTTTTTCCTTAGCATATAATAAAAAGTTTTCTTGAATTTGTGTATCTAAATAAAATGACATTACATCACCTACATAAGAGGCTAGTTCAATGAACATATTTCCTGGAGACGCATCCGAAAAATCGTTGTATGTATTTGGAAAATATGTTTTAGCGTAATTTATTAAATTCGCTTTAAAATCACCAAAACTCTTATTTATGTATGATATATTATTTGCCATTTTTATTGAAATTCTATAGTAACTTGATCTGGGGTTCCTGAAATATTTAAGGTATAATTAACTGTTACGTTTATGGTATTTGTATCTTCGCTAAAAACCACATCAACATTGCTTATACTTGCTTGTGGGATATAAGTTGTAAATGAAGCAGCTACTCTATCTTGAATTATACTTTTAAGATTATCTGTCATCCCCTCAAATAATAGATCTTTTATATCAGCCCCAAAATTAGGGTTCATTATTCTTTCACCTCTATTTGTTAATAAAAGATTAATAACGTTAGATTTTATTTGATCTTTAGTACTATATGTTTTATTAAATACCCCGGGTCCATTAAAAGGTAGAGATACCCCAATAGCAATATTTTTTTGCAAATCTAAGGGATCTATACGTGTTACTTGAGGTATGGGCATGTTATCCTAAATTACTTAAACCGGCTTTATCCTGAGCAGTCATACTTAATGCAGCATCCATTATAAAATTAGTAAATGGATTTTCATTGGTTTTATCAACAACTAACGGTACACCGTTATTAGATACAGTAGGTTGTTCAAAACCAAACATGGCTCCCATTTTACTTCTCAATTGTGCTCTTACATCACCTGCGGCTGAAACATCATTGCTAGTAAAATTAAATGTTTTATTTTCTTGCAATGGTTTTGCTGGTTTATTTTCATTTAAAATAGCATGTAATTCCTCGCGAACTGCTTCGGCTACTGCCTCTTTGATTAAATTTTTAAATGTTTTTACATTCATACGTATAAATATTTTAAGCTTGTAAATTTCGTTGGTCTATAATTATTTTTAATTGATCTATTAATATTTGTGGTTCTAATGTATACGAATAATCACTTTTAACTACTTCTACATTATCTTTATCAAACGCAGCTGCATAGTGGCGTTTAATGCTGTTTTTAACAAAAGTACGAGGATCTTGATCTTCT